TGGTGTGTGTATTCCCAGGAGTGTGTTCGTCGCCCATACCAATATGAATGGTAGACAGACAATAAAAAAGGCTGCCAAGAATATGGCAGCCAACGACAGAACGCATTTGATGTTCATACTAAAAAAAGCGCACCAGGCAGGATTCGAACCTGCGACCAACTCTTTAGAAAAAAGTTGCTCTGTCCAGCTGAGCTACTGGTGCATATGATTGGGTTGGTTTAGGGTTATGATAGAAAGTGCTCCCGGTTGGATTTGAACCAACGGCCAAGGCGTTATGAGCACCCTGCTCTAACCACTGAGCTACAGGAGCCTTGTCTATCAGTATATTATACCAAAAATAACCCAATAAACTTACGACGTAGTTTTGTCGTATTTGTATGCTCTTTTGAGTACAAATCCTTTGTGTGCGTCACTGAATTCAAGAACATATACAGAGTCGTTTTCTTTGTCTAGTACTGCTCCAGCAAAGTGTCCGCCTTTAGCTAAACCAAACCCAAATTTTACTCCAGGTACATTCAAAACATCTCCATAGATTTTGAATACTCCCTCGCTTTCCTCAATCTCTGTGACCTTACCTGAATAGATGAAACCATCGGTTCTGTATATCTTTACTAGCTTACCTACCGACGCTTTGACTATCTGGGCAGGAATAGCCACACCCTGAAGATCTGTAAGAAGTATCTCTTGCTCTAGTTCTAGCTTATGCCCTGGAACTTTATCTAGAGCTAATCCTCCGAGAGCAGATGTCATCAGCAGACAATAGACTGCCAAAACAATTTTGTTTTTGATCATAGTGTAATTTTTCTTGTCGTTTCTTTTCTACACTCACCAGCTTCTCTAGCATTCTTCAACAGCTCTAACACTTCTGCAAGGCTTTCCTTAGCAGACTTTAGTTCTTGCTGCAAAACTTCCACAGTGTTTCTAAGAGACGCTACTTCACGATTGTTCCCATTTGAGAATTCGATAGGTACGGTCTGCGCCATATATGGATTCCCCACGAAATCGCTAGTATTTGTGGTAGTCACTATACCCACAGAGCTATAAGTTGGACTGTCTCCATTCATGCGCACTTGATATAGAGCGCCGCTTGAAGAAATGTCGAACCAATCGCCGTGACCAATCTCGTGAGCAATAGGAAGGTCTGAAAGGCTCTGCGGAGAGTTATATTCCATAACAATAGACTATCTCGCTTACGCCAGATTCATCAATCACAAAACAGCTTTGTCTGGGTTTATTATTTAGTCCCATAGCTTCGCTGTGCTTGTCTCCTCTAACTGTGGTAGAGAGCATATAGTGCTCGAACTCGGCATATTCTTTCATCTCTAGATGATGCTGATCTGCAGTGAGCAACACTTTCTGACCAACTCCAATAAGCTCTTCTGGTTTGCTAAGGAAAAGATTAGCCACATAGCTTTCTCTGGCTTTACCTGAAGCAGGAAGCCTGCCCTTATATTCTGCACTATAGCCATGAGAGATCACAAACAATGTACCTTTTACTTTAAACAAACCATGGTCTGTTTGAAAGTTATCGAACGAGATTCGTGACTCTGTTCTGTAATAAGCTTCGATTGCTTTGAACAATATATAGTCTCCGACATCATTGTGGTTACCCTTGACGCTTTTGACTCGTACGTTCGGAAACAGTGACAGTAGATCACTGATTAGTCCAACAATGCTGTTGAAGGCGAAATTGAACTGTTCTTCCTTGATGCAATCATGAACAAGCATCGTTCCTTTTGTAGTGAATCCGCTTCCTGTGGTGTGTAAAATATCGCCCAGGGAAGCAAGAATGCACTCACTAAACCCATAGCTTCTGTTCTGTACGATTTGTTTGATGTCTTCTCCATATTTTTTAATGGTTGCTGCAGCCTCTTCGGTACTATATCCCTTGCCTCTGTAGGACTCTTTAGCGTTTGTTTTAGCTCCAAAGTGCACGTCCGACAAACCAACAAGCAATGATTTCTCAAGTTTAAACTTTGAAGGCCCGCTATATTTAACAGGTGTATACTTTGGCGGAACCCAAGATTCTAGGAAACTAGCGAAGGGATTAAATACTCCTTCTTGAAGCTTAAACCATTTGCTTGCAGCTTCTTCTGTTTCTTTCCAGCTACGTTTTTGAAACTCCTGATAGAGCTGAAACTTTTTCTTTTGTAATAGGTCGTTTGCAATCTCTCCTACATCTTTATCTTTAAGTTGTTCGTCTGTAATAGGTTCACTATCATGGGTGATACCTAGAATTCTCAAGATTTCCACCATGTAGTTTCTTGGGATTCTGTAGTTACGACACACCTCATTGATTGTGTGGTCGTTTTTGTACCAGTTTGAATAGTTCTCTTTGATGCCTCGCACAACATCTCCAGTGAGTACAATGTTGCCGTTGGCTGCCCGAAGATGCATCACATACTTATCGTCATCTTTGTTATAGATATACTTCTGTTCAAACTCCAGGTTACTTTTCCACTCTAGCTCACCTTCAAGCTTGTCAGCTTTCTCTTTTTTGGCTGGCTTTGCTTTTGTTGAGTCTGCCTTAAGTTCTCTTTCGATAGCTTTCACACTGCCTTTGTACCCCACAGATTTCAGGAAGTTATGAATACCTTTTTTCTGCCTTTTAAGCTTCAAACACTTGTCGAGTAGTTCGGTTTTAGTCATTTTTATTTTTTTTGAAACGACAGATTTTTTTCTGAAGTTTTTGTTATTGCTTGAGTTTAACTGAGTTGCAACTTGTACAATACCTGTACAATTTTGGCACTTTTTCAAAATTGTACGGAATTTGTGGTTAGCTGCGTATGTATAACCCAAAGCATGAACGAATATGAGTACTTCTTTCTAAGAATCTACAGTAATCGGTCCTATTGCGGACACATTGTATACTGTAGCCTCCGAAAGGTTATCCAAGTCGGTCAAATCTACCACAAGTTTTTTTGTTTCGTAAAGCAAAGAATCGAATATTGTCTGCAATGCTTCAGGAGTTCTCGCCACAAGGTCAATTCGATCTGTTCTATAGTATGATGTACCGTGTCCTGGTGAGTCTTCCTCAAAGTCTTCAAGCTGCGTAGGAGTACACACAGCCACAAACGTATCGTCAAAAGTGTCTTTTGCAAAATTACGAATTCGCTGTTTTACGAAGATTTTTCCTGACATTCCTATAGGGTTGAGGGTATTTACTACCAGCCGATAAGAAGAGATGTCTGGAACCTCTACGACGCTTTGCTTCGATATTTGAATGCTTTTAGACATTTTTAAAAATTTAGGTTGCTATCTTTGTATAAAAGCCTAAGCTCACTCAGCGGCAAAATCAATAAAATTATGACAAACAGTAACAACGATAGTGCAGGTATTTACAGAACAGGAGACATTGTGATCGGCAGCACCGATCCAGGTAAATCAGTATATTCAGCCACAGGAGCGAAGATTATTAAGACTGGTGTAACCATATTTGGTAGCGAAGCAGATCTACAGTCCCAGGTAAAAGAGATATCCAAATCAGCCATGCGTAGCGGAGGAATACCAATACCTCTAAATCCGTATAGCGGCGGCAAACAGACTAAACCCACAAAAAAGCGAAATCAAAAACAACAGAAATGGGTCAACTACGACCAGGACACTCATCAACAACCTTTATTTAGTGAACCCGTGAAAAGCACTCCCATCGAACTTCCTCTAGAAACATTTCAGTTTGAAAACAGCTTTGGTAAGATCAAAGCAAAAGTGGAAACTCTTATAGAACATGATATGGCTTTTATGCTGGTTTTCAGGAATGAGGAAGATGTTGTGTTTGAGCCCAAGGTAGGTGAGCAGCTTTCCTTCTATACGCCAAACAAATACAGGTATGACGTTTATTATCCAGGTGTGACATTTGACTGGCCAGACGCAACTAAAAAGTTTATGATCCTGTTCAAAATCCCTGAAGAAACTCAAGAATAATTTTATGGAAAAAAACGGAATGTTGACGGAAAAGTCCAAAAGCGACTTCGATAACACTAAAAAAGCTGAATATTACGACGAGGAAGGTTTTGCGGTAGCAGACAAAGATAACAAGCATAAGCTCAAAAATCCTTCCTCAATTAAAAATCTAGAAAAGAAAGATCAAGAATAAGATGACTACGCCAGACGATCCCCAAAGCTATTTCAAAGTGGGTGATAACGGTAGAGACAGATACTCTAACCCGTTTTATAACGTACCACTGCAATATCTCCCCATGAACATTGAGGGAATGTTGCTGTGGGCAGAGCATTTTCTATACAGGAACGGCTTCTATAAGCAGGCCCTAAACCGTATTGCTAACTATTTCATCACCTCATTGACTATTGAATGCGATGATGAAGAAGCCAAGAAGACATATCAAAAGACTCTAGATAACCTGCACTGGAAACAAGTGTGCGCAAAGGCGGGACTTAATCTCTTGGCTTATGGAAACGAATTCATCACTGTGAATCAGGGATTCTATAGATATTTGAACTGCCCACAATGCGGCAAAAGCTCAAATATTGACAAGCTGCAAAATTACGAGTTCAACAAGAATAAATATTCAATGGCTTGCCTAAAATGTGGCTATAAAGGTGAGCACAAATGTGTCGATAAGCCTGCTAACGACGTGGCTAAGATACATGTTGTTCACTGGCCTGCGAAAGAAATAAAGATCCGACACGAAGAAACTACCGGAGAGTCTGAATATTTCTGGGATATTCCTCAGCAATACGCAAAAAAGGTAACAACCAAGAACAACAAGTTCTACAGCAAGAAAACACCTCAAATCATCTATGAGTGTGTGCAGAACAAGACAATGCTAGCATTCAATACGAAGAATTTCGTACACATAAAGCTAGATACTCCAAGTACTATCCGAACAGATGGAAAGGCTATCCCTCCAAGCATGTTTATTTTTGAAGATTTCTTCATGTTACAGACATTGAAGAGATACAATGAGGTGATCTGCTTTGAAGATATCGCTCCGTTCAGGGTTATCTCTATGGGAGACTCTTCAAACCCTGCAGCAAACCCACTTTTAAACCAAAACGGCGCAGTCTGGACAAATGCTGTTGATAATATGATTGAAGAACACAGGAGAGATCCTGGCTCATACCATAAATTCGCATTTCCGTTGAATTATCAGCAGCTCGGGGGAGAAGGTACAAAGCTAGCTCCTGTAGATATGATGGAGCATGCCAAGAATTCTATTCTTAATGCGCTCGATGTGCCTGTTGAGATGTTTCAGATGACATTCCAGCAGCAAGCTGCAGGACCTATGCTGCGTATGTTTGAGAACGCCTGGAGTGTTGTGCCTAGTAACTACAACATTTTGCTAGAGCATATGGGCAATGTCATTGGCAATATTCTCGGATTGCCAAAAGCAAAAATATCTCTGATTCCTATCACATTCTCTGATGATATGGATAGAAAGTCTGTGATAAGTCAGCTCGTTTCTGCGAATGCGATCGCTCGTTCTGAATTGCTCAAACTCTACAACTTCGATTATGAAGATCAGGTTCGTAAAAAGATGCAGGAAGACCGAGTTACTCAGGAAATACAGCAGGAAGAGCAGGAAAAAGATCAGATCGCTCAGGCCACTCAGCAGAGTCTTATGCAGATGCTTCAGGGAGGGCAACAGGGACAACCAGGTCAACCTGGGCAACAGGCAGGAGGAGGCGGAGGTGGTACTCCTCAAGATGCTCTCGAAAAAGCCCAGCAGATCGCTCAGCAGCTTTTCCCTATGGATGGTGCTCAAAGAAGATCGCAATTACAACAGATCAAAGGACAAGACCAGGACTTGTATGCTCAAGTAAAATCGCAGCTTGAACAGATGACTTCTCAGTCAAAGTCTCAAGGATTGCAAGGAGCAAAACAACAGGCAGCTCAACCTCAGCAGCAGTAATTATATTATGGCTAAAAAGACCTATACTTGTGTTGTTAGTGGTAAGAAAATTCCTGTAGAGAGGGTGGAAGCACTCAAAATGCTAGGCTTGCCTGAAAGTAGATGGACCTGTGTCGAGCATGCTCTGGATGTACCTAGAAAAGGTATATATCTGGGTGAGGTAGGCACAAGTGAACTACTGATCGTGGACAAGGTATATAATGACTCTGTAAGATCAGTGTTCAGGGGAGTTAAGAAGGAAATCGTAGAGAATGATAGCTCTGAAGAAGAAACGGAGGACAAAACCTCTTATGATTCTAAAGAGCTTAACTACTATATTTCTGATGAAGAACAGGTGGATCCTGAAGAAAAAATAGAAATTATTAAGCGACACGAGCCTTAATTTTTTGTATAATAAATGGATGTAATGGCGTCAAATTTCATCTATACTTTATTATTTTTTTATGCTCGACAATCCATTTTCTCATTCTGAGACAGACGACGATTTCAAATCTCCTAATATAGCTAACTTTCATCACGACGTCATTACATCCATTACTGAGTTACAGAGTCATCGCAGGCTCACAGGAGCAGAACTCGCCAAGATGGAGGAGAATATGAGTGAAACTAAGGAGCATTTGAAATCGTTAGATAAATCTGTTGGTGAGATTAGAGAAATGGCCAGAGACGCAAAACATATAAGTATTGGTGTGGACGGAAGAAACGGGTTGAGAGGTACTCTGGACCATTTGGCCAAAGACGTAGGCAAGCTAAAGGAAGATGTGGAGTTTGTAAAAGAGGCAGCACATAGCTACAACGGAATGAAAGTTTTCTTTTCTCGTCTTTTGATAGCTTCGTTTACTACAGTAATGTTGCAACTTGCAGCTGCTGTATGGTACATTTCAGCACAAAACGCCAAGCAGGAGGCTCTCAGATCTGACGTAAATAGAATCCTGTTGCACATCGACAAACAGGGCGAACAAACTAATTTAAAAGCTTTGATCAAATAGTATGAGCCCTGTCAAAAAATATTCTTTTGGCGAGCGGGTGGCAGATAAGGTAGCGCAGTTTGGTGGCAGTTGGGCTGCAATTATTTTGTGTAGTGGTGTAATAGTGGTTTGGATCCTGGTTAATACTTTCGTACTGGAAAACCCTGCAGATCCCTATCCATATATCTTGTTAAACTTAGTATTGTCGTGTGTAGCTGCCTTGCAGGCACCTTTCATTATTATGGCAAACGCCAGACAGGCAATACAGGACAGAAGACGCGCAAAAGAGGATCTTGAATCAGGAAAAAAGACAGAGCTAGAGGTTCGGGAAGTATTGAGTAAACTCGAGGTGTTGGAAAGAAAGGTCGAAAGCATAGCAGCTTCTTTGCGCGGATAGCTAAAAAAATGCGTAGAGATGAGTCGAAACCCATTCTACGCATTCTGCCTATAAACCAGGCAGTGTGATTACAGCGCCTCAAACGTAATCTCTACGTCTGGGGCGACCCGTACGGTTGCATTGGTTCCCATCCTGACCGACAGGAATGGGGGGAGTGAGACGTCGAGCCTACCAAGAACAATCGCCCTCAAGGGCGAATCGCCAAGGTTCACAACCCTCCACTCCCCTTCTGGAGTGAACTCACGTTTCAACATAAGCGCCAGCCGAGAGCAGCCAGTCTCGGCTGGCAAGATTACTCCCGGTGTGTTGCCCTGGGACTTGCGCCCCACGGTAAACATTGAAGAGGAGATCATGATCTCCTCAACTCGGTCATCCAACAAGTAGTTAATTGTGACTTTCATCAATATAATATACCAATAAACCTGTTAAATGTTCTGGGGGGGGGTTCAGGCTGGACAGCCTCTCCTTAAAATGCTAAAGTAACTGCATGAGATCAGTCCTTAGCTTAATTCCTATTATCGTAGGGTTATCGTTTTCATCTTGTGCTACAAGCAAAAGAGCGCCCTTGTCTGCCCCGATAACTGCGCCAGCACCGTTACGAGACACTGGTAGACTGGACAGCAACATCAATGATTTGGAAAAGTCTCTTAAAAAAGCTTCATCTCAAATAGAAAGAGTCAAAATCTTGATAGACTCTATACCTGAAAACTAGAAATGAAGAGCCTATTATTGCCTATCTTTTTCTTTTTCGCTGTTACTCAAGCTAGCTGTAGCGAACCCTTTAATCGGGAGCTTAAACAAAAGCTCAGATTTGAGCTCAATGCTCTAGAGATTATAATGATGACAGCCAACAATGAGATTGCTCAGCTTCGTGAAGATAAACAGAATATAGATGTTGCACTTAAAAACATGGAAAGCTGGGGCAAGCAGCAGGAGCAGGAAAAGAACGAGTATTATAGTCGAGTAATCGAGACTACAAACAATGTAGCTATTGTCCAAGCAAAGGTAGACCTTGAAAAAGAAAAGGGGAAGGCTACTTTAATCAGATACCATAGAGTAAAATCTCTCCTTGGCTACATCTTCGGAATCGTCCTGGCTTATCTATATACTCAGGTAGGTGCACAATTTATAACGTTAGTAGCTTCAGCCTTTGCGGGGCCATGGGCTTATCTATTGAGGTTTGTTGGCCCTGCTGCTGCTTTTGGCTTAGGTTATCTGGCAGTTAATTTATTCTTCTAGTTATGTTCAAGAAATTAATCGATATCGCAAAGACAGCTGCCTCTTTTCTTCAGACAGGAGTTGCTCCTCCTGGGACAGCTCCAGATCAGCAGCAAGAAATGGAAAATATTAATCATCTCGCTTCAAAGAAATTTTTCATCACCTTTTCAGGGTTTGTAATTCTTGGTGTTTTCTATGCAGCTAGCATAGCTGTTTTGTTTTGTCTCACAAAGAATCCTGAACTTACTGTCACATTTTCTGTGATGTTCACAAAAACCATTGAGGTATTTGCCACAATCATGGCTGTGTATATCGGCGGGCAGGCTGTTGTGGACCTCAAATATAACAGCTCAAGCAATGCTTCTGTAGCCGCAACCGTACAAGTTGTCGATATTACTCAAAAGGAAGTATGCAACTATAAAGAGGACGACTACGAGCTCCACGAAGAAGAGGAATAGTATGAAACTGGATCAAGAAGGCATAGACTTTATAGTTGAACAGGAGACTGGCGGTAAAGAATACTACGAGAAAGTATACAAGAGTACTTTTATCTGGCCTAAAGGTATGAGTGGTCCTACTGCAATGGTAGGAATAGATATAGGCTACTATAGCAAGGAAGAGATTGACGCTATATTTAAACCTTTAACCACTGAGCATGAATTGGACCTTATTCAGAATGGTAGAGGCAAGAAAGGGCTCCTGGCTGAAGCATACACAAAAAAGCTCAAAGGTATTACCTTTACATGGGAAGAATCCTTACAAGTATTCGAACTTTACATCCTTCCAAAGTTTATAAGATATACAGTTAGAGCTTTTCCAGGAGTAGAAAAGCTCTGTTCTGGCGCTCAGACAGCCTTGGTGTCCCTTGTATTTAATAGAGGCATGAGCATGAAAGGCCCAACAAGACGTGAAATGCTTGAAATAAAGACTCTAGTACCTGATAAAAAGTACAAAGATATAGCTGCCCAGATAAGAAGTATGAAGCGCCTCTGGGAAAAGGGTAATGGACTTATAGGGCGCAGAGAACGTGAGGCGAAGCTGGTAGAAGGTTGTCTAACCTAGATCTTCGTTTTCTCCATCGTCCTCAAAGCCACCCATTAGTTCTTCCTCATCTTTCAGGGCCATATTATGCATATGTTTTAGTGCAGCCGATATATGCATGTTTCCAAAGTTTATAAGCCCTAGCTTTATCACCGGATTGTCATACGCCTCATGCGCATATAATTCCCCTTTTTCGTTACATACCAAAAGCATATACCCTCTAGTGTACTCTCCTAGTTGAGTTAGAAATGTTTCTGGTATACTGAAGCCGTGGTTATTTTCATGGTGGTCCATACGTTAATTATATCCTGGCTGATAGCTAAAAAAAAGGGAAAACCCGCAGGCGATCTTCCCTTTATTTTTTAATTATTGAACATTCTTCTGTACTCTCTGTATTCGTCGTCAGGAGAAGAGTCATTTCTTCGCAAGCGCGTCAAAATATCTCTCTCTGTAACGACATTATATGAGTGATACTCCCATGTACCATATAGTCTGTAATACTCGTAGGTCAGTTTACTTTCGACCGGAGAATTTAGACTTATGCTCGTGAGAGGAAGATTGAGTGCAATGGCTATTTCTCTATATGATCTGTTTGGATACGTGTTATCGTAAATCCTGTAACACTTTTTCTTCTCTTTTGGCGGCAAATCTGCAAAATCCATTCTTGTGTAGGTCTTATTAGATTTGAAGCCATTATTGAAGTTAAAGTTCAAACAGTCGATATAGTGGTTGCCGTTTGTTTCCCACTCAGCTGCAGCCTCTGCTGCAAAATATTCCTTTACTACAAATCCGGCTATCTCAGTCGGAGCCCAGCCCGCCGCCAATAATGCAGGTAGCATTATGTTGTTCTGTTTCTGCACTTTTTCTGGTGGCGGCATATAGTTCTTTCTCTAGCTGGATATTTTTTTCTGCTAGCCGAGAAATCTCGGCCCTATCATGAGCACGATACTCCCCTCGGATTTCTCTCTTGTCTACTTGTTCCTGGCTCATATAAGCCAGAAACCCACCTATACTGACAGTGAGGGCCGCCAGGCTCACGCATCCAGTATAGACCACTAATAGTGTTGGGTTACCTGATGCGAATGCAACAGCCCCAACAACGCCTATTAACCCAAAACATACGCAGTATTTTATGACACTCATATTGTGATTATCTTTACGTACTCATGCTCCATATCCTGGACAGGCAGCGCACTAGCGTCCGGTCCGACGTTTACACTGATTAGCATACCAGACGTCTGGTCTATCCTGAAATATAGACGACCATACACCTGGTCTACTTCTTTACCAGACAGAACCCCGAAAGGCTCGTCTGTGTAGAAAGAATCGCCAGGCATCGACATAGCGATTACACCAGTCATCCTGACTACCTTTACCGTCGTAAGCTGCTGTTCGCTTAGGTCTTTTAAGCGAACTTCCCTAATCTTGCCTACATAGTTGTTTGACAACTTTGCAGACAAGTAGACTCCTTCACCCACATAGTCATCATGAATGACTATGTCTCTGACCTCATTCACCACCCTTTTGAGGTGGGAAAGAGACTCGACCCTGGTACCTGCCTGTATGTCTCCGATAAAGACATCCTTATCTCCAGTGATAAGGATGTCTGTTTTTTGGTTATACAAACCATCCATGTGCTTCCGCACATCGATGGCCTGCAGCAATGTCCCTCTTTCGGGGGATATCGCTGAGGCTACAGGAGCAGCTTCTACTAGCTTCTCCACTTCCTGACCAACTTCGTTGGCCAGGTCTTCTATCCATTTTTTATTGTCTATAGTTGTGGTCATGGTCATGGTTAATTAGAGCACTGAAAGCTATCAGTGCTCGTCAATATATTATACCAATTTTTTAACCATTAAGGGGTACCCCTTCCAGCTGCAGCTGCTTCAGAGTAGGAGAGAACTTCTCATCTTCAAAAGCATCCATCATGCTCTCTACTGCTAGCATGATCTTGCTCAAGTCATCAGGGTTATTCAGGTTTTCTCTGATAAGTGTGATGACGAACTCACAAGGATTGGCAAACTGACTAAGCTTTAATCTTCCCGACATATAGGATAATTGCGTTGTAGATAATGAGCAATCGGCTCAATAGCATAGCCGAACCGCTCTTTTTCTTTTTTGACGAACACTCCACCAACACCATTGTATTCCTCAGCTAGACTAGAAACCAGCAAGGCTCCTCCAGAATAGAATGCCACGACATCTGTGTCGTAGTTATTTTCGAAGTTTACAATATCGCTATAGAGATCAGATTTTTCAAGATATTTGAAAAACAACATTTTCCCTAGAGCAATAGAGTTTTTAGAGGTACCTATGTATATGATATGCTCAGGTACAGCTATCTCTAGTGCAGGCCACTGATTGTTTTCTTCCAGATAGACTTCTACTGCTGCTCTTACTTTAGCTTTTGTGATGCTGAAATGTTTTGCTACAGCATCACATACACCCAATTGTTCTCTTGTCATAGCTTTGTAACCTCCTCTAGATATTTGATGAACTCTTCTGTGATTCTGCGTTCCTCGACTTCGTTTTGCTCAAGGCGCTCGTAGTGATTTTTCTTGATAGTATTGACTGCTAGCTCAACACTCTCTTTTTTGAAGATACCAGGCAGAGCCACACTGTCAATAAACGCACTATATATCTTTGCTGCCTCTAGCTGCACATTAGTTAGTGTTGTTGCTAGGTCGTCAATTTTCTTTTCCGGTTTGTACTCAGGTATAACCTGAGTTACTGGTTTTGGCAGACTTACAGGAGCGTTCACATTATCAACTTCAGTAGGTTCAGTGATCACTGTTTTAGTTTCTCCTTTGTTTGTGTAGAGATAGAGCTTGCCTCGCTTAACATCCCATTTACCGACCTCTAACTCTTTAGTAGCATCATAGTCGCTTGCTCTGCACCAACGGTCTCCGCAACATGGGCAATCAGCACCCGTGCTGCATCCGTCGAAGTATATTCCGATTTTTTTAGCGATATCGTCGGCTTCTGTGGAACTGGAAGCTTCAATGATCACTGCGTATGCAACCGCGTCATCGATGTCATAGCTTCCCCCTGAATTGTTTTGAGTGTATTTATAGAACATAATTATTCTTCGTCTTCTGTCATTTTATCTTCACGCTCTGTACCATCGAAGATTTCGTTGATAAGCTCAAACACATAGTTACGCTCAATAGGTTGACCCTGTCTATCTGAGGCTTTGAGTCTATCAATCAATGCCTGGAAGTAGGTTGTGTCTACTCCGGTAAGTTGATCTTGCAGCACGTCAATGTTATATAGATCGAGCTTGTGTACATCGAAGAGAATCTTGAGCGTTTCACCTGCTGTGATTGTCCAGCCACGGTTGATGAACTTCTTGATCCTGAATATCGAGCACACAGGGTACAAACTACCCACATACTTGAGCTCACGGGCAAGAATGCTTTCGAGAGCAGCCTGATGAAGCACCAGACCTGTTTTCGCTGTATAGTAGTTTGTGGCATGTACAAAGTCGTAGTTCTTGTGAATCTCTTCAGCAGGACCCACAAAACGCAATACAATCTGCACACTATTGCTCAGGGTGATAGCGTTGCTTGTGATCGCTAGTACGCTATACTTGCCTGTGTTCTCTTTATTATCGTCAGCCTGATCTTCTTTAGTCAAGACGCCTACGGAATGTACTTTCACTTCCACACGCCCGTCGTGCTTGATCACGGTGACTTCACCATCTTTTGGTCCTGTGAGCTTCTCGACATAGTATTGAGCGAGGTCAGCTGCCACTTCCACATCGTCAATATAGACGTCATAGTCGTTGGGCATATCCCCCAAGAGCATACTAGCGATAGCTCCGCCAGTGAGAATATAGTGACCCTGTACCCTCTCACGAAGCTTTTCATCTTTGATAGACTCGAGCCACTTGCCGAGCTTACCTCTGATGGTCTCTTCGATTGTCTTACGTTTAAATCCGCGTTTTGTTTCTTGATTGTTCATATTATTTTTCAAACTTATTGCCTACGACTTTAAGATACTTTTTGAAATCTACCAGGTTACACAGATCATCACAGGCATTACCCACCAGAACTGAATAGCAGGCGAAAAGTTCGCTATATACAACCTCTCCGACAAAGGTCTGTCCTTCTTCAAAATATTTGTAAGAGACCAGGTCTCCTTCGAATATCTCTTGCTCATATGCGTCAAGCATTCCTGTGAACTGTTGAACTTTCGTATTCTGCATTGGAAGAGGATAGCCAAACCCTTCTTCGTCGAAGTATAGACAGCTTGTGTTGCCTTCACTGTCTCGCCTTACAGAGATATCATAGTAGAATCTTCCCTGACTCTCTACCTCGCCTGTGGTGTATACTACCCACGCTCTGAATTTAAACTGCCTTTTCGGATTATTCACAAATGTCACTCTCATTTTTTACTTGTTCGTATTCTTTTCGCATTTCCTGGCTCAACATAAACATATAGTCGGCCAGATCTTTGTATCTTTCCAACTCTTCTTCAGCCTTCACTGCTCGCTCTACCCATTCTTGGACCCTCCAAGGAATACTTTCAGGTGTATGGTTGGGCAGGTAGCCTACCGGAAGTAGAGCTAGTGTTTCTGCTATTATTTCTTCATTTGTCATGTTTCTTCTAGCCTCCAGGGCATCAATACCCTCTTTCAACTCACTCATTAGATTTCTTTTCACGTCTGATTCATCTACCAACTTGCACGATAAGTGATATGCCATTTCTTGGCATTAGGGTTGTCGAGTATCTTGCTCAACTTATCCAGAGTGTGCTCGAGGTCTGAGACATACCATTCATCATAGTCGTAAGCACCAAAGAAGAAGCCTCTGGTCGCAGGCAATAACTCTGGAGCGAGACTAATGTCTGCTAGTACCTTTTCACAAATGTCTTTAAGCTTTTGAAGCTGTTCAAGGCTGACGTGTCTGGTCTGACACTCGTCTAAGCCGTCTTGCACATGCTTAACAAACCATCCATGAATAGCGTTAGCTTTGCGCCAATAGGCTATCTCGAATGATAGATTTTTAGGGGTAAACTTTCCCAGGCCTCTAGGTGCAGTTTGCTTAATACTCTCGATAAGTGCTTTGTTTTCCTCATCAAATTCCGAGATATACATCTCGGCGTTTAAATACATGTCTAGTCCCATAATATTTTATTCTAATTCTTCTAAATTTTCTGCTTTGATCTGGGCTTTGTCTAGTTCTTTGGAGAGTAGATGTATTTGATTCACAAAATCATCATACTCAACTCTA